CACGAGTTTTGGGGTTTGGTTATGCTTGTAGCCGGCGGAATTCTTATATCTAAGAAACCTCACGGCAAGGATTAGGAGCTTTAACATGAAACACGAGCCTAAAAATATGGCTAAATGCGGGAAAGGCAACCATCCGAACTCGCTGGCGGTCCTCAAGAAGCATGGATTTAAGCCAGGGAAATCAGGAAACCCGAAGGGGCGAACACCTAACATAAAGTATGTCAGCGAGGCTCTAAGGGATTTACTAGCAAGTGATAAAACCCTAGCTGATAAACTGGCTAGGAAGCTGGCAAACCGGGCATTAAAGAACTCATACGACCTCAGCTTACTATTTGAGCGCACAGAGGGCAAGGTAGTGCAGCCAATCGAAGGCCAAATTGATTCTGATATTGTATTTAACATAGGTAAAGGATATGCCAGAGACAAAAACGAGGACGATCCAGCTTAATTACGAACCGATAAACAAGACGCAAAACGACTTTGTTGAATGTACTGGTCCAAGAGCATTATTCTCCGGTGCCTTCGGTGCCGGGAAGAGTGTCGCGTTATGCACAAAGGCATTAAAGTTAAGTTTAGACTACCCGGGGAACTTCGGGCTTATCTGCCGTAAAGTCAGAGCCACGCTAACTCAAACCACGCTAAAGACATTCCTTGAGCTTGTGTGTCCCAGGGAACTAATAGCAGATTACAACAAGTCTGAGGGGCTTATTACGCTCACTAATGGCAGCCAGGTATTGTTCGGGGGTCTAGACGATCCCCTTAAACTGGGTTCTCTCAACTTAGGATGGTGTGGGATTGACGAAGCGATCGAGACCAACGAAGAGGACTGGAAGATGCTTGAAGGGCGGTTGAGATTGCCTGGTGTCCTTCATCAGATATTTGCTGCAACTAACCCGGGTCCCCCCGTTCATTACCTGTACCAATGGTTCTTTGAGGCAAAGAGGGGAGAGGTATTTCAGGCGAGCTCACTTGAGAACCCAGAACTGCCAGAAGATTACAAAGCAAGGCTTGGTGAGTTCGAAGGGACTTATTATGAGCGGTATGTCCTGGGGCGCTGGGTTGGCATGGAGGGACTTGTCTATTCTGCCTTTAACGAGAGGGCGTGTCTTATACCCCGTTTTGAGATACCTAAACGCTGGCTTGTTCATACTGGGCATGACTTTGGCACGGCAAACCCAGGTGCTCTATTTTATGCACAGGACCCTGACACTGGCAACTTCTACCTCTTTGCTGATTATGCACCTGGCTCTGGATACGGAATTTATGATCATGTGCAGCAGTTTAAGAGGATAACGGAAGGCCACAATGTAGTCATGCGCGTTGGCGGTAGCCACCAAGAGGATGAGATTCGCCAGGGCTACACAATGCAGGGCTGGCCGATTACTGAGCCGAAGTATAGCGGAGATAAGAAATACCAAATACAGAAGGTCCAGGCATTACATAGGCTGAACAAGGTATTTATCTTCAATGACTTAAAAGAATACCTGAGAGAGAAATTGAGCTTTGCCTATGATAAGGGGATAGACGGACAATTAGCTGAGAAGATACAGGACGAGGCTAAGTTTCATCTGATGGCAGCAGAGCGATATATCCTGAGCGATTTCGCACCGGAGACAGTCCCGGAGCAAGGCAAAACCCCAGTCTGGAAATACTAGGAGGGCAAAATGTGGAAACCCTGGAATAACAAAGACAATTACCAAATCCCTGAGAAACCCCAGAACATTAACCAGCAAGTTTCAATGATGTGGGATTATCTTTTTAACCATTTGCCAAGCAGGTTAAAGCAACAGGACAGACGGCTACGGTGGCAGGATGTCAAGATTAACTTCATCCTTTTATTTGTTGCTTTGATTCTAGCGAGTCTTGGTAAGTTGCTTTTCTCATAAGGAGCAAACTATGTCAGATGAAAGTAGAGAAGAATATAAGTTAGTCCAAGGTAAACTAAAGGAGCTGAAGCCCCTTTTCGAACGCATGGACGTGGACGAGAAGCTATATTTGCTTCAACCCTTCAGGATGAGAAATCTGGGGGATAGTGGGGATGAAAAAGATGTATCTAACGTTACGCTACCCGATCCCTTAAATTACGCTAAGAAGGCAATATCCATTACGGGAAGCTATCAAAGGCAGACAGTCATTGAGGGGAATAACCTAACCGATAAGCAGACCACCAAGATTGAGAAATTCCTGGAAGATATTTTCTACATGGTAAATGAGTGGCTTCCAAAACGGGGGATTGCCAGCCTAGATGCTTTTATCAATGAGCAAGCGTGTATCCGGGGGAGAATAGGGGCTCGCTCAGCTATAAAACTGGACGGAGAAGGAAGTATAGTTCCCGATGTTGTGCCAGTAGATACGAGATGGTTGCCCTTTGACACCTATGTAAACGGTATGGTGTGGGGTGCTCCGATTTGTAGCCGTTCAAAGACCCAGATTGAAAGGGATTATCCAGATTTCAAAGGTAGGCTGAAGGATATGGGAAACCAGGTTATTGACTTCTGGAACGCTGAGCAGGAAATAGTTTTCATTGAAAAGACAATAGCCAAAGAAGAACTTAACTCTTATAAATACCCTCCGTTTGTCATTGCCAAGTGTCCGATTGGTTGTATGTTCAATACGGAAGATGCCCTAGAGCATGACGGAGAGAGTATCTTCTGGCCTAATCGCAATCTTTGGAAAGAGAAAAATGAAGTTACCACTATTCTAAAAACACTGAGCAGAAAGGCATTGAAGGGGGGCTTGGAGCTTCAGGTAGAGCATCCTGAAACTGCCAAGAAGCCAGAGGACTCACCTTTTCAGGAAAATGTGGTGATTCCAACGGAAAAAGGCGGGGGATTTAAGCAGTTGCCAGTAAATGATATTAAGAGCGCTACCAGGTTGCTCTACTCAATAATAGAGATCTGCTTACAGAGGGGCGAATTAACACCCTTGGACTATGGGACTCTGACTTTTCCACTGTCCTCGGTGGCAATACTGAACCTTATCGCTGCCAGAAATGACATCTTCGCACCTATATTGTCTATGATAGCCTCATTCTATCAGGCTCTTTCAAGGATGATTATTGACCAGTGCGTGCAATTCAACCAGACGATAAAGCTAGGACAGCCAGGGGGTTACAACACATACAGTCCAAGCGATTTTGCCGGTGAGTATTCCATCAAGTATCAATTCACACTGCTGTCAAAGGAACAAACGGCTGCCGATTCAGCTTTGGCTAAATCTCTGCGTGGGGTAGTACCTGATAACTATATTCTGCGAGAAATCCTCAAGGTACAAAACCCCGATGCTATGGAGTTCGACCTTAAATCTCAACAGGCAGAAAATACGGATGAAGTTTTGTTCCTCTTTGACAGGGGACTTAGCTTTTTGTATCAGGCAGAGGAGAAGACTGGTATTGAGAAGGAAATAAATGAGCTAAAAGCTAAGACCTTGATGCAGCGAATAAAGACTATCCTTAGACAAAGACAGAATCTAGGGCAGTTAAGCCCAATCGAGGGCAAGAGGGAAGAGCCCGAGGCAGAAGACCTATTCCCGCTTTTAGATAAAGGTGGAGGTGGAGCTAAAGGAACACCGAGAGCACCAACTGAGGAGGTTGAGACATGACAGATAAATATGGCATTAAAGAATACCTTAAGGAGTATAGGGAAGCTCTGGAACAAAAGCCTGAGCAGGCTAAACCTCAAGAGAAGCCGAATCTCTTGGAAACACTGAAGTCCAAGGCCGGATTAAACAGGATAAGGAATGAACGGTAGAGTAGCTAAAAAGATTAGGAAATACAGCAAGCGAAACTTCCTGGAGTATGTTGACGCTGTGAAACAATGGCCAGTCTCAGCAAGGTGGAGGTTATGCTGTCATATCCTATTCAAAAGAGGGGTAGCATGAACGGACTTAACGAGTCTCTTTTACTCAAGCAATACCGCACGTCAAAACAACTAGAGATAGAACGGCTATTGACGCAGTATGGGACATCTCTAAAAGACATGAGAGAGATGTATCCTCAGCTAACAGGTGCCATCAAGCAAAGGCAACTAACGACTACATTCCCCACACAGCCGTTATTCTTTACTGCTACCGAAGCTGCCGAGATGGGCTTGGGAATTGAAGAAGGCTGGATGCTGAAGATGACTCCAATGGAAGGGAATGGCGGTTATACATCTAGCTTTATCACTCCTCAGAAGTGGGAGATTACCGAGGATGACCTTTATATCTCGCCCACCGGTGAGCAATATAGTAAGGCAGACCTAGAGGCACTAATGGCAGTGCCAACAGGATTAGAGGGGGTAGTTCCTGCTACCGGACCCATGACAGTTGAGAACTTGACAGAAGAGGGGCAGGCTTTATACGGAGAATATCAAGAAGCCGGGGGAGAGCTTGGTGTTGGGGGATGGCTGAATTTAATGGAGAGCCAGCAACTTGAGACTGAGCAAATCTTCGGTGAGGTTTTTCCCGAGCAGGATATATCGGAGATTCTAACTTACATTGAAACTGATCCAGAGGCGTTTCTGGCAGACATAAGAGAAATTGGACGGACTGCGGAAACCGAGGCATTACTGCGGAACATAATCCCGGAGATTACAGAGGCAGACTTTCAGGATATATTCGGCACGGCGGTAGCTGCACCAGAATACATACCTGAAAGTGCCGCTAAGGATGCTTGGGATGCCTTCCTTGCTGGTGGTGTGGGCTTATTACATGGGCTACAGACATTTCTGTTCACACAGCCTCCGTCCCTACCTTCCGCAGAACTTCCTTATCCTGTGGGGACTCGTACAACTGCAATAGCTCCAGAATGGGAATTGCAATTTGCACAAGCGGGATATGAACAAGCACTAGAAAATACAATAGCAGGATATTTGAGGAGAAGGGTAGGCCAACAAGCCTTTTGGATTAGTCATCCTGAACTGACACCGAAACCTGAATATTTAGAGAACCCATTTGAGCATCCGGAACTATTCATAGACCCTGGTTATATTGCTTATACCATTAGCAGTAGTCTAGCTTATTCACTTGCTGTTATGGGGACTATCATAGGAGTAAGTGCCGTTGCTACACCTTTCGTTGGAATACCCGCAGGGCTGATTGTGGCCGGTATGCCTGAAGCGGGCAGTATGATTGATGAATTAGTGGATATGGGGGTGCCAATCGAGCAGGCTATTCAACCCGCTTATCTTTATGGCCTTGCTGTTGGAGGTATTGAAACAGTCTCAGACCTGCCATTCATAGGCTTAATATTCAAACCAGTCGGGCTAGCAATGAAGCCGATGTGGAACACGATATTCAGAGGAGTGGCAACCCGACTCGCTAAAAAGATTCTGACTGGTTTGCTTATCCCCCAAATAGAGGGTGTTGAGGAGTTAGTAACCCAAGTAGTCCATAACGCTATTCTCAAACACTATGATGAAACTCAATCTATCTTAGAGGGCGTAAGCCATGCTTACATTCAGGGCGTGATAGCGTCCTTACCCTTCGGTGGTATCGGTGGGAAAGCCTCTTTTAATACTTTCTACGACAAGCTATCGCCTGAGATGCAGCAACAATACAATGAGCTCGTAGCCAGGTTTGAAAATGCCGGACTCACAACACAGCAAGCTCAAGTGCAGGCTGCTAATGAATTAGCCAGGACTCCTGAAGGCGAAGCGGAACTTACCGAAGCTATCGAGGCAGCACAGGAAGAATATCGCGAGGAACACCCTCTACCACCACCTATTGAGCCAGGAGTGGCTGAGGAGGTTCTGAAAGATATAGAGGTAGCGGAGGAGATAACTAAGAAGGTTACGCCTGTTACTCCAGAGGTTACAAAAGTTACCCCTGAAATTACAGGTGTTGTAGAACCCTGGACAATGAGTGCTTCAGCATACCTATCCCAAATTGGTGTGCATGAGCCTTGGATTGGCGAGATAAGCCCTACTCAGTTTGCTCGTATGAGCAAGAGGGCTAAGGCACAATATGACAGGAAGAGGGCTGCCGAATGGGATGCTTCAGCCAATGCAAAGGCAGAATGGCAAAGGCTGATTCTGGAAGCATACCACGCTGGCAAAATCACCCTTGAGACTCCGGGGCTTCACCCGGACGCTAAGAGAGCAATCACTGGTGGTTTGATTAAGGAGAAAGAGACTGCATTTGAGCAAGCCTTTTCTGAAGGGCGCGAACGCAACAGGATTAAATCTATTGATGATGTCAATGTCGGGGACACAGTGCATGATATTATGACCAATCACTATGGCACTGTCACAAAGAAGTTCAAGAAGTCTGTGAGGATAACGCTGGATAATGGAGTCGAAAGGACAGTTGATGCCACGGCTTTGCAGTGGCAGAAGTACGATGATGTTAAGGCTGCCATAGAGGAGGCTCAAAGAGAAATCCCCGCAACCGAAGCTGGTATGCCAGAGGCAGGACTTCAGCCCTCTATGCTAAAGGAAGTGCCGTCAAAGGAAGTTAGACCCGAAGCACAAGGGAAACTTGTCCAGTCCCGCATGGACGATTATCTGAGGCTCAGGGAATATAACAAAGAGAGAGTATCAGACCGAATCAGCGAGATTAAGAAAGCACTTGAAACGAAGGGCAGATTACCGAAAGAACTAGGACTCAAAGGCAATCTTCGCTTGGAACTTGCCAGGCTTGAGGCATTGCAGGAGATTGAGGCCATTGAGGTTGCAGGGGAACTTGACCGCCTGATAAGGCAAGTAGCAGATGAGATTGGGCTTCGTTCTATGCCTGGCCGCGGTGAGCCAGCAAGGAAAGGAATAGACTTAGCGAGGCATCCGAGAAAGCCAGGCCTATTTCCTGAATACACCACGAAGCAGCTTGACGAGAT